GAAAGAGAAGAATTTATCAAGAGTGTGCGTGATAGATTGGCGCCTTTTAGTGATAGAGTAGAATTGATAATACAGGATTCTGAAACAGCAAGTCAAAAATTTTCAGATGAATATTTTGATTATATCTATATAGACGCACAGCACGAATATGAGGATGTGCTTCGGGACGTAAAAGCATGGTATCCCAAACTTAAGAAAGGTGGAACTATAAGCGGTCATGATTATGGGATTGAAGGTGTTACCAAAGCCGTACAGGAATTTTTCGGAAGGAATTATATATACAGTGGCGATGACTGGAGCGCTGGAAAATGAATAAACTTACCGATATAAAATATGTCAAAGAGTTGCAGGGTAATTTACGCGTTACGTTAGAAACCCCGCCGGGCATTGAGGTGATGAAGTTCCTTGAGATAATAAGCGGATGGACGCCCAACGTATTCGACTCAAACGATACTAATAGCATTATAGCGCGCGATGCAAACCGCAAACTTATAGGTACAATAAAAACATTACTTGAATTGTCGCCTGACCAGATAGTTGCTCTGGCAAAAACACAGGAGGAATAACATGCCTGAAGGAACACATGTCCATAATTTATATGAGAAACTTTTAAAAAAAGGATATAGCAAAGGAAGTGCGGCTCGTATTGCACAACATCAAACAGGGCAAGCCCTAGCTACGGGTAAACCCCCAAAACGAAAGGAGTAGCACAATGGATAATCTAAATCCGGCAACGGGCAATTTAGACCCAAAGAAGAGGATGAGGAATACAGTAAGAGAGTTGTTTGGTCGCGTATGTTGGGATGACGGAGGCGATCCTCCGGCTCCCCCGGCACCACCCGCGCCCCCGGCACCACCGGCCCCAGAAGCATTCAGTTGGAAGTCAAAGTTAGGGCCAGACCTGGCAAATAGCCCCACGCTTCAGAAGTTTGAGGACAATAAAGACGGATTTACAAAAGCTATTACGAGTCACCTTGAGCTTGAGAAGCTTTTAGGTCATGAGAAAGTACCCATACCAAAAGACGAGAAAGACGTTGAGGGATGGGCAAGGTTTTCAAAGGCTATGGGCATACCGGATAAGGCGACCGAGTATGGGTTAGCAGATGCGGAAGTACCCGATAGCATGAAGGGCATGGCGTTTGATAAGGCGAAATTCGCCGAGGTCGTGCATGGATTTAAGCTGACGCCGGGCCAGGCAAAGGGCCTGTGGGGCGCATATACGACTATGCTGAAAGATGTATACGCAAAGGCGATGAAGGACCACGAAACAAAGATGACCGAGGTAGTCAATCAGATGCGCTCGGAATGGGGCGATACCTATGATGCCAATGTAGAGCTCGGGCAACTTGTCATAAACAAGTTCTCAAGCGATCAAGGTATGCAGGATTTTATCACAACGGCTCTGGTTAAAAACCCTATGGGGATAAAATTCCTCGCCAAGATAGGTGCGCAGTTTGCCGAAAACAAAATTGGCGAGTTTACTTATAAGAGATTTTCGCTTACGCCCGAACAGGCGCAAACTGAGATAGATGCAATTCGTCGCGACTTAAAGCATCCATACAACGATGATAAAGCTGGACAGGCGGAACGCGATAGAGCAATAGACTATGTGAATAGTCTTTATCAAATAATAGCAAAGTCAAAGGGATAAGCGTATGCCCCCTAGACTTTAGATTTGCCAGACAAGCAAACGCCCTGGCTCGCAGTATTGCGAAAGAGGCGGCCCTCTCCAGAGGACAACCAAATCTGAAAGCAAGGAGTGGTTTCTAACCAAAGGAGAGGATTATGGCAGACACACAGAATGTAGTATATGCCCAAGCGTATAGCCAGAATATTATGCAGCTTGCACAGGCAAAATATTCTAAACTAATCGGCCTCATTTTCATGAAGCCGAACGTGAAGGGTAAGACTTTCTTCCAGGACCAGATGGGACAGTGGTCTATGGAAACGAAAGCAGGACGTAATGTCCAGACACCAAACAACGATCCTAGCATGGCCCGCAGAATGGGGACAATGGTTGATTACCATGATAACCGTCTGCTTGACAGGGGTGATGAATTAAGGATGTTGTCCGATCCCCGAAGCGCTTACACCATCGCTGCCGCCGCATCACTGGGCCGCAAAATGGATGATGTAATAATTGCCGCAGCACTCGGTACCTCGTGCTATGGCGAAACCGGATCGCTCTCGATTACCCTCGGGACGGATGCTATCTCCGGCATAAGTCATATAAACGGTACCCCTTCCACACTTACTTTCGCAAGAGTAAGAAAAGCCAAGAGGATACTTGACCAGGAAAATGTCGAGATGGAAGACAGGATCATGGTCGTAGACCCGATAGCTCTTGAGCAGATGCTCGCAGTCTCCGAGGCAACCTCATCTGATTACGCTGCCGTAAAGGCGCTGATCAGAGGCGAGATTGACACTTGGATGGGCTTCAAGTGGATCACCATAACGCGCCTCACTGTATCCGGAACGCAGACTTCATGCTTTGCCTTCCAGAGATACGGAATATGCGCGGCTATGGGCGCAGCACCTATCGTCCGAACGGACGAAAGGACTGACCTGTCGTATTCATGGCAGGTGTATTACGAGCTGAATATTGGTGCAGTAAGACTCGAGGAAGCGCGAGTTGTTGACATAGAATGCACACAATAAACATACGCTAAAGGCGTAAACTACACTACAGGTGTAGAGAAAGAGAGTTAATCATGGCCGTTCAAGACGTAAAAGGTCAAAATGTAACGAAGCATGACGCGGGCGGTTCGGGAGATAACTACATTCCCGATGGCTACATCAAGTCAGTAGAAAAGATTTGGATGGATAATTATACGCTTACGAGCGTTATAACCCTGACGAATACTTCTATAATGATAGCCAGGATTCCGCCGAACAAGAAGATCACCTCAATCGAGCTTATGATTGAGACGTCCATATCGCAGACAAACGGAACCATTTCTCTGGGGCATTCTGGAGATTCGGATGCGTTTGTACCTGCGGTTGTGGTAACCCATAACTTAACCTTGAGCACGATTGGTTTCCCATCGGGCGGGTCGGTTGGTTCGGTAGTAGCACCAACCCCATTAGCAACCAAGATGGCTGGACTTCAGTTGGTAACCAGTGGTACTACCGGGAACATCTGCCTGAAGTTGAATAACTGGACGATGTCAACTGGTACGGTTAAGTCGATAGTTCGCTACGTGTAGGGGCATGGGCGGGGGCTTCGGCTCTCGCCCGCCTTTTAACAAGGGGGATTTATGGCAGTTACCAAAACCTCACTTGTCAATGTGGCCCTTACCTTATGCGGCGCGTCACCGATAACTAATATAACAGACGACACGAATAACGCACGCATAGCGAATAGAGTCTATGAAATTGCGCGTAAGAGCATATTGACAGAGTGTAAGTGGACATTTTCAACTACAAGGGCTACGTTGACCGTATCAGCTCACGTGATGCCCTTCTATATCGACAGCGAAGCATATGTATACGTAAGGCCGACAGCGGCGCTCCGTATATTTGAAGTCAGTGATAGATATGCGACGTGGCGCGAGGAAGGGGATTACATCATCTCCGACACCGCTGCGCTCGGTATTACATATGCATACGATCATGACGACCCGGCAAAATATCCTCCGAAGTTCCTTGCTGCTTTCATCGACAAACTCTGCGCTGATATCTCGTTTGCAATTCTAAACTCGGTATCCAAAGCTGAAGCATTTATGGCGAAGTATGAGAAGATATCACTTCCCAAAGCTATGGCCGAGAATGGGCAGACAGGTACGCAGCAAACAGTACGCGATGACGCATGGGAGCTAGCGAAGCATCATAATGAAAATCCGGAGGCATAATGAAGGTCGACCACATCCAAACGTCTTTTGCAGGTGGGGAGTTCGGGCCTTCATTATATGGCAGGACTGATATAGCACAGTATGCCAATGCTTGCGCTATCGTTGAGAATTTTCTAATACGGCCCTATGGCTCCGCTATCTCAACGCCCGGGACGCGCTATGTTGCCACCGTTTCTGATTCTACCTTAAAGACACGCCTTATTAAATTCATATTCAATCGGTCAGACGCCTATGTAATTGAAATGGGCGACAAGTATTTCCGCTTTTATACAAACGGAGGCGTTGTTGTTACGACCGGGACAACGCCTTACCAACTAGCCCACATATACTCGGCTGCTGAAATATGGGATGTTCAGTTTACACAACTTAATGATGTTATATGGCTTACCCATCCGGATCATCCGCCCCAGAAACTAACGCGCCTTGCCGCTGCCTCATGGACAATAGCAAGCTATGCCTTTTTAGGCGGTCCATTCTTGGATGATAATGTCACCACATCTATTTTACTGACTCCTTCGGCTACGACAGGGACTATCAATATTACCGTATCACCAACCAACTCAAACTTGTTTACCGTATCAAGTGGCTCCACGAAGGGCCACGTGGACTCGTATTGGATGGTAGGGGGACTTGCCCAGACAAATTCAACGACTGGACTTCAGGAAATCGGCTATGTAAAGATAACTCATGTTATAAATACTTATACCGCTACCGCAACAGTTATTAAGAATTTAAAAGCAGCAACGGCTACCACGCATTGGGCCGAGGGGGCCTGGAGCGTTATCCGGGGTTTCCCTGCGAAAGTAGCCTTTCACGAGAGGCGTCTATTCTTTGCCCGAACGGATGAGGAACCACAAAAGATATGGGGATCAAAGACATTTATATATGATGACTTCTCACTCAATACCGAAGAAGATGACGATGGCCTTAATTTGCCGTTAGCCTCGAACGAGTCAAACGAAATTCAGTGGCTTGCGTCCGCCAAGTCTCTTATTGCCGGAACCTATGGCGGAGCCTTCGTTACAAACTCCGGGTCCACCGAGCCTATAACGCCCGCAAATGCGACGGCCTCAAACGAAGTAAGTATAGGCGCGGCCAAGATTTCACCACGTCGCATAGGAAACTTCATATATTATGTTCAACGCTTCGGCAAGAAACTGCG